CTTGGCTAAATCACTAACCAAATTACTAGATTGCTGAACTAACTTGTTATCTGCAATCATTTTGATACCAGCTTGTGCAGGGACTACACCCATACCAATCATATCGGCTAGTTGTTGAGTCTTTTCACCATAGCCTAATTGTTGAGCTAATGCACTAAGTCCACCACCCACAGCACCGCCTAGCCCACCCATTGCAGCACCACCTACGGCAGCAGCAGGGCCTCCAAACATACCGATACCACCACCAATAGCTGCACCAGTCATGGCACCAGACTTAATCTTTTCCATTGCCTGTTCGCCAGTAACTTGACCAGCTTTAGATGGGTCACGAGTAGTAAGTTCTTTAGTGAACTCTTGCATCTTTTGTTGCTGTTCTTTTTGGAAATCCATCATTCCAGCAAATTTATCTTCTTTAGATGGTTCTGCAGGAACTTTTGTTTCAGTACCGCCAAGATGAGCAATAATCTTTTCTTTTGCTTTTACTGGGTCATTTTCAGAAATATCATAATGTTGACCTTGGTATTCGTATACTGGCATATTAGTCTTTAATCTAGTTTGATTGGGTCTTCTTTAGTGCCAGTTCCTTGAGCTTTCTTTTCTTCTCCGCCATATTTTTTAGTAGCAAATTCAGTAAAGCTCATGTTTGGATTCTTTTTAGCTGCATTAGATGCTTTATCAAGCTCTTCTTGAGTAAATGGAATTGCTTTACGCACAAGCTCCAATTTTTGCTGAATAAGGTTTTTGCGTTCATCAGATAATGTTTTATCGCTTAATTGTGCTTCTGAAGATGATTCAACAATACGACGCATTTCTGCTAATTTATCCATTGCAACTTCTAATTTAGCACCAGCAGGAATTGATATGCCAGATTCAATACTATTAGCCAAACCAACCAAACCCGTTGCTGCACCACCAGATTCAAGTGATGCCAAACTACGAGCAACACCAACCATACGTGTTTGCATTTTTTGTGAAGTTGTGTCTGACATCTCTTGATTTAGTGCAGATAGAGGTGCGGTCAGCAAACTATTAAATTGTTTTTGCTGGAACATTGGGCCTGTTGTAGTAATTGGCAATCTAGCTACGTTTGTTAAAGCATCAGATGCTTGTGTAAACGCTTGAACAACACGAGATGCTGCACCAGACTCTTTACCTGCACCAGCCCTAGCAATTGCCATTAAATGTTGGTTCTGTAGTTCAGCACGTTTTTCAGCACGGTCTGCAGCAGCTTCTGCACGGTCTTGAGATTCAATCTTGGCTCTCATAACAGGAGACATTTTAGAAAGTAATTTCTCTTTCATGTCAGGAGTCCAAGTTGTAGGCATATCTTTAGGAGGTTCAATACCAGTACGCTCTAAAGCGTCTTTTAAACGACGGTCATAGTCTACTTGGCTCTTTGCACCATACAAAGTAGAAGCAAAATCATCTTTAGCTTCAGTCTTTTGTTTTTGAGCATCTTTTAATGTTTCTTGAGACCTAGTTTGTAATCTACGAGCTTCTTGTTCAGCTTGTTGAGCTTCTGCAGTCTTACCCATAGCTTTAAGATAACTAGCATCTTTAAGGGCTTTTTGAGCTTGTTGTGCTTCTGTTTGAGCAGTAACCATACTTTGATTAACCAAACCAGCACTTGTCATTTCTCCATCAGGGGTTGTCAACTTATATTGTGGGCCTAACATATTGCCAGCCATAGCCCCTAATCCAGCTTGTGGTTTACCACCTGCACCCATACCACCAGCCATACCAGCTAATGGTTGTTGTGGTGCCATGTCTTGCTTGGATTGCTGTAAGGCTTGTGACTGTAATCCATATTGTTGCGATGCAATATCTTCCTGCCTAAATGCTTGAGCAGGGCTTGTTTGCAATACATTAGCTAATTCTGAAAGACTTGCCATATTAACTCACCGAAGGAGATGATTGATTGTATTGGGAATAGAGTGTTTGTAATGGGTTTAGTACGTTTGCTGCACCACCAGCTAACTGTTGTAATCCCAACGCACCTAGACCTGCTTGACCAAAGTTAATACCTTGTTGAGCTTGTGCTGCACCTGCAGGAGCTTGATTAGCACCTGATAATGTGGCTAATAAGTTTTGTTGTTGTTGTAGGCTAGAAGTAGCATATTGTTGACCAAACTGTTGAGCTTGCAACAATCCACCGCCTGATACTAAGCGACCCTGTGCAGCTTGTTGAGCTTGTTGAGCTTGTAAGCCTTGTTGAAGGTTAAACTGGTAACCTGGAGTAGAGGTAATGGTATTTGGGTTTGCCAGTAAGTTCTGTAACTGGGAAGCTGCTTGTGAACGGTATTGAGCGTATGGGTCTGCAACACCTGGTTTAGTAGCACCGCCACCAAGTAATGATGCAGCTTGTCCTAATTGTCCAATACCGCCTATTAATTGAGCGCCAGTCTTGGCATATCCAGCTAAGTCGCCTAGTGTAGTTCCTACGCCACCTTGGGCAATAACTTTACCAGAAGCATCAAGAATATCACCGCCTTGAATAGAACCCATTGAACCGTCTGCTAATTGGAATGGCGTAGCTTGAGCACCTGCAGCAGCACCTTCTAATTGAGCCGCAGTTCCACCCGCTTGTGCAATTTGTTCTGCAGTTAATCCAGCTTGAGCTAATTGCTCTCCTGAAAGTCCAGCTTGAAGTAATTGACTTGCAGTTGCACCATTAGATAATGCGTCTGCAACAGACATTGTTCCTGCTGCTGCTTGTGCTGCGGCATCTGCTGAAAATGCTAATGCACCTGCATCTGCGGCTGCAATATCTGCTCCTCCAGCACCTAATACAGGGCCTACAAATTCTGCTGCTGCTGCGGTTGATTCTGCCATGATTCTATCCTATTAATTTACCAAACACACGTTCAGTCTGTTTGTATCCTAAACGCTCAAATATTGCACCAACATCTTGGTGTACTTTAGTATTCATTATTAAACGCTGAACACCATAGCTCTTTAGGATTTCCTCGTTCTTAATGAACAATTTTACTCCTGTTGAGCCTTTTCGATAATCTTTAGATATAAAAAATATATCATTTGTAGCTGTCAAACTATCTTTATAATGCAAGTTATAGGCAATAATGCAAATACAATAACCTATTAATTTACCGTCATCTCTAGCTGTAACAATCCTCATTACCCCAGCATGGCACAGTTTTTCATACATTTCATAGTTTGGATTGAGTTTGATAACCTCTTTATTTAAGGCTATTTCTTCCCAATGGTATTCTAATAAAGGCTTAATTTCATCAATTACTTGGTCAAAAGTCTCTTCTTTGTATTCAATCATGTATCCCCCTTTTCGACATCCACTTCAAAATATTCAAGTCTCAAGGGTACATTATCTTGGTGTAACAAGTCAAACGCTCTTCTGCGGCCTTGCCCTAGTCTATGGACTTCGGATTTAGCGGTATTGAGGTTAACGTTCTGCCACGAAGACCAAGTTTGATAGTCATCACTGGTATAGCGTACTAGGGCATAAGAATCAATCTTATCGCCTACAATTTGGACGCTTCTCCAAAATTTACGTAAATTATCGCCACCATCAACTAAAGGTGTACGAGCCAATACGGTAATGGGGTTGCCATCATCTTGATAGGTATTAGAGTCAAACTCATAGACCTTACCGTTAGTCTCATGTTGAAGTAAATCCATGTCATTAAACTTGGTATAGAACTGACCCTTAAAATAACCTTCTACGTTATTTTCAGTGGAAGTCCAGTATGTCCAGCCGTTTTGAGCAAAATCATATACTAGGGTATACCCTAAGTCTCTAAGGGTTAATACGTATAATGAATGCCCTGATGTCTTAATACTAAAGGCATAAGCAGAGTCAGGATTACAGTTATTGATAATCCTCTCAATATACTGATTAGAGATAATTTGAGGAGTCTGGCCTGACATAGCCATCATTTGAAAGCCCTTTTGGTGGCTTGTACCCATCCAAACAAGGGTATTGTCCATTTGTACTAAAGAATCTTCTGCTGCTACACCAAACTGAATTACAGAGTTCTGGTAAGGAAGGAATGGACTGCCTGGGCTTACACCTGCATCGTAGAAGAACTCAATATGATGAGACCCCATCGTAACGATGTAATTAATAGTTCTACCAATACACAATAATGGGTCGGCATCAGACACCACGCCAAGATAGTTAATGGCTTGCCAAGTCGTAGGGTCTTCCACGTTGCTGTTATACAACAGTCCTTCGGGAGTTCCAACAACATAGTAACCGTCTACGAAAACAGCACCTGATACAGT